GTATTCCCTTCCCGCATCATAATACAGTTCGGCATACGAGATTCTGCCAGCACAGCAGCGATCCCCTCTTCTACTGTGTATGGTGTTTTTGAGTTTTCAAAAGCGAGACGAAGTAAAGTAATATCGTCCAGCATCTCTTTTTTGCTATCTACAAACATTATGCGACCCTCGTGTCAAACAACGCAGACGAGTAAACATTTCCCATCCCAGCAGCCAGACTAAGAATAACACCGCCTGAAATTTCTCGGTCTTGGGAGAGGAATACATCGTCATTTTCCGTTCTATTTTCTATCTTAGGAACTATGCCCTTTTTCATCGAATCGAGCAACAAACATGTTTCTAGCAGTCCCGAAACACCCATCGTGTGCCCAATAGTTGGCTTAAAAGATGTTGCTATAAATCCTGTTAGGCTTTTTTCGAGAGCAGACTTTTCAGCTTGGTTATTAGATTTTGTACCAGTGCCGTGAGTTTTGACCACAGCGATTTCATTGTTGCTAACATTTGCCACCTCCAGTGTGCCTTTTATGGCGTTGATAAATCCTTGTCCGTCTTCACGTTGCCCGATCGCATTGCTGCAACTTTCCGAGGCAGTATAAGCACCGAGCATCTCTGCTTTTGGGGCATGACCAGAGCGCTCCATATAGCTAGAAGACTCAAAAACCGCCAAAACAGCGCCTTGGGCAACTCGGAAACCATAGTTAGAACCATCGAAAGCAGACGGGAGGATGTCGTTTTGCTCTTCCGAGTAGGAAAGTGAGGCTTGCGCTTCGCCGAAGAACTCTAGCACTGCATTTGAGACTCCGTCTTCCACAGAAAGCACGATCACCCGATCAAACTTGTAATTCCAGATAAGATTTTGCACGTCCATCATTACTTTCAAAGAAGACGCACAGGCAGACGAATCGGTCGTGATCTGGTCGCAAGCGCCAAGAGATTGGGCGATTCGACCTGCGTAAACTTGGGTAAGGGTAAAGGGCAAAAACTTGTAGGTATAGCTCAGCGAATTATCATAATAGCGAGCACCGATGCCAGCAAAATGGCTATTACCACTTGCCAGAATAAAAGCAGTTTTACAATCTTCCTGACGTAGGCTCTCGCAAAGCACGGGGTCAAGAACTTTCTCTGCGACTTTATGGGGTACATAGCTCAGTCCTGTAGCGATTCGTTTATAAGTGTCTTCAAACAAATGCACCGACTGTGGGTATTTTATGTCGCCGATTAGTTTAACATTTGGCGACCAAGCAGTGCGGTAATCTGTTAAGAAGATTTTCATTTGCAATACTCCACAGCAGCTTCAATCGACTCAGGGTCTTGGGTTTTGTGCTTATCGATGAATTCTTGGAATTCTTGCACATTTGTGGCTTGCAAATCTTTGCCCACTTCTTCAGGAATGCCGTGCAGCTCGCACATGTAAACGCACACCATCAACATATCGAGACTGTCCATTCCGTAGTCTGCGATTTTATCCGTCATGTTCGGAATTGGATTATATTTCACATGAATAGGTCTTGCCACTTCTGCTACTGCGTTGAATAACTCTAAGAAATTTATAGTCATTTCTTATCCCCTTAGTAAACTAACAGCACCGACCACTGCCGAAGCCCAATCTTGCCATTTTTCAAAGGCATAAGGACTCGGAGCAGCATCACTTTCAAACAAACCAATACCACAAAAACCAGTCGCCCAATCCCTCCACTCAGACTCTGCTGTGGGGATTGCAAGCTGTTGACTACCATAGGCTTCCACCATAAGCGAAGCCCAGTGATCCCAAGTAAGGTTGCGAGGGTCGTAAACAACAGCAATTGTCATGTTGAATAACCTCTCACGTCGCCGATATCTGCCGTAATGATAACCTTACCGAGCTGATAATTGCCACCTTGCACATTACTAACGAATCTAAGACGCAATTCTCGTCTTTGCTCACGCATGTCGATTTTGTTGGTTGTTGGTGTAAAGTTATAAGCAGAACTAGTTTGGTCGGTCGCTTGCGCAAATGGGCGACCAGTGACAAAGCACTGCATCGCACCTGATTGGACGAAGTCGGGTTCCAAGCGCTCGATGTGCAACCAACGATTCTCGCCTACTGCCGAGGGTTGTGATGGACCACCAGTAACCCAGCCAAGGTCGTTTGTTTCGAAGTAACTTTCGATGGCTGTGGCAACAACACCTTGCACCGAGTCAGTCCCAAATTCATTTTGGTAAAGCGAAACAAAGTTCATCGTTGAAGTAACTGTTAGCTGGAATGCTGTTCCAGCAGTGACCAAGTTTATTCCGAGCACATCAGCTGCAGTGTAACCTGTTCCACGAGAGCCTAACACGAAGCTCGTAACAATTCCACCCACCACAGTAACCGCTGCATTAGCGCCAGTGCCAGTGCCACCTGTCAAGTTTACCAGAGGATAAGTGCCATCGGTGTAGCCTGTGCCACTGTTATTGATTGTGTAAGCACCGACACCACCTGTCGCATTTGGTTCCCAAGTTGCGTTGATTGGGTAGGGGAAGATCTGCGAGAAGTAACCAGCCGAACGACGTGAACCAATTGCTTGGCCAGCGTCATACCAGCAGTTTTCACGAATGTTGTAAACGATTGCATCGTTGCACTCAGTAGAAGTTCCAGAAGGGAAGAACCACCAAACTTCTCCGAAACGAGGCACTTTGGTTACGTAAACCTTTTCACGAGCTGCATAATTCAAATTGTCGAAAAAGTAGTTCTGGTTGAAAGCGTTTGGAATCTCTTTTACAACACCATTATACATTAGGAATCGGTCAACGCCAACCCAGTAATAAATTCCGTCATATTCGATAACGCACTGACTGGAAAGGATCGAAGACTGGCTGGAAATTAAGTCGTAGCGCCAATAGATCGTAGAAGGAGTGCCACCTGTATTAACAGTGGTCGGAGTGTAAGAAACACGAATCAAAGAATCAGTTGACCAAAATAAACCTGAAGGTGCAGTCGTACCACCACGCACTGGCAACCCTTGCACAATCTTACCAGTCGCCACGTTTACTTCGTTGGCGTCTGCAGAGACCCAATCATTGATGTTACCTGCTGAGCAGTTTTTCAGCAGACCTGCATTTCCGTAAACGAACACGTATGGGTGCAAAACCACCACACCGCCAGAAACCGAAACATTGTTGTCGATTGTCAGAGTGGAAGACCCAGTGATTGTAGCTGCAGCGGATATTGTAAACGTGGTAGCGGTATTCACCACAGTAACAGTCGCACCCGATGGAATACCAGTGCCTGAAACAGACTGACCAGCGCCAATTTGCGTCGTTGAAGCAACTGTTACAGTTGTCGTAGAGTTTAGCGTTGCAGCGATTGTAAACACACCGATTGGGCTAGCAGTGGTTGTGCCGATTACGTTGCCGAGCACTGGGGTGTTTACTGAATTGTTTATATCGGTAAGGTTTTGTCCAGGATGAGCGAGCAGGAGTTGGTTACCTGTGCCGTTTGTGTCGGTGTAAGTGTCAAATTGCCAAAGGTTGTTGACGTTCGGTGTAAATCCACTGAGTGTTATATCTGTTACACCCGAACCAACACCATTGTTGTCGATCGGCACCAACTGCAATCCGTTATTGTAACCACTGTAAACATTGTTGAAGTTGTTCTGTGGGTTTACGTAAATGCCTCTGGATGGACCAGCCAAATTGTTTACAATTTCTCTATAGCCACCCATCTTACGAGGACGACCACGCTGGAATCGCACCCAACGACCATCGACGTAATAGTTGCGGTCGAAAACAGTTCCGTCTCGCTGGATTCCAGGAAGAGTGTCTAAGGCGAATACTTTACGACTCATGTAAACGTGCCTCCTGAAATTCCACCTGTGAAATTACCAGTGCCTGTTATAGCCAGTCCAAGAGCAGTTAGCGAAAAACGATTCACACCCAAAACAGCGATGTCGAACTCGCCAGCGCCAGCTCTCCAAATACCAGTGTTCGTTTCTGCTGCAAAGTTGATCGCAGGTGTTCCGACTGTTCCGTTGACGATGCTCAAAGAAGTCGCACCAGCTTGCACTGTGTTAGCGTTCAAAAAGTTTGTGCCGTCGCAAATGAGCGTGGCTTGCTGTCCTGGAGGGATCGTTGCGACTGCTGCGCCTGTAATCCCTGTAGTTAGCGTTAGCGTGAATCCATTGTCGACTGTTTGGTTAGAAACAACATACAAGTTCACCACAGGTGGATAAGTCACTGTGACGTTGCTAACCAACGTGCCAACGTATTCTTGGATAAGGTTGCCAGCTTCGTTCGAGGTGAGCGAATAAGCACCGCCAGTCACAGGTTTCGTCAACACTGTAAAGGTGTAATTAGCGCTAATTCCGTAGCCAACAGTTATGTATTCTGAGCCTGTGCAGATTATAAACGCTGACTCGTCAGGGTTAAACTGTTTGCTAACTTGTCCGTCGATTAGCTGTGGGCTGGTCGTTGAAACTGTAAAAGTGCCAGTGCCGTTGTTCTTAATTAGCGTGAACCAATTGTTAGCCAGCGTGGAAGCTAAAGGCAACGTGCCAGTGCCAACACCACCCGACCAGACTTTAGTTTGTGCTCGGTCAGCAGCAACGAAGGTGTAAGGACTTGTTATTGCAGCTGCAGGGTGACTTTGGTTTAGCGTGCTGGAAATTGCCATCAATCCGTAGCCAGCCAACGTAGCAGCATCAGCCGAGGAAGTGCCAGCGCCAAAAGCGATTATGCCCCAAACACCCGCAGTGGTGTTGTTGCTGGTTATGTAAATGTATTGTGCTTGTCCAGCGGTGACTGTGCAAATTGTCCCACCAGTGTAGTCTTTAACTGTAAAGGTATTAGCACTTAGGTTGCGGATCAGTGCGTCTTGACCAACCGACACTTGGTTCGCTGGAGGCATGATAAGGCTGTAACCAGCTGCACTCGCAGTGATGTCCATAATCCTTGCTGCAGGATTTTCCGCAGGTGCAGCAGCAGATGGCCATTCTAGCTGGAAAGCAGCATTGATCGTATACGCAGCAAAACTGACGTCTGTTGGCTGGATTACGTCGCCAGTGAATGGAGAAACGTATGAAAGTGTCATGTGTCGAGGACTATGGCTTGGCGGTCAGCAATGCGGGAAACGTCTTCAGCTTTCAACGTCTGCATGATCGCAGAGTATTGCGCTTGCCACATTGGAGTTCGCTCGTCGTTTTTGAGGAAGGGCATCGCTTGTAGCAGCGAGCCATACAGTAATGCCTGCGGTGCGTAAATCGTGAACCAATTTGTTTGGTTCGTGCTGTCTAAAGGTTGCACACGCTCGTAGTAAAGAACTTCGAACGAGTAAGCCTGATCGGGTGTGGGCGCTACGAGCCAATGGGTATAGTCGTAGTCAGCGTAGTAAAGTGGTGAGTCTGTTAGGGTTTGGTTTGGCCAATACTCACGCAGATATTCATACTTGCGGAGCAGCACGGGTTGCTTAACACCGCCAACAGTCACGTTCATGGAAACAGTTTTGTGCCAGCGTGCAGGCTTGTCGATCACGGGTTGCCCAATGACCATGTTGCTGGTGTTCACAGTCAGGTTGCCGAGGAACTTTATTTCGCTGGCGATTACTTGCTCAGCCAACATAATGAAAAGAGGGATCTTGTCCAGCGTAGCAGTGTCGGTACGCTCGAGATAGGACTGAATATTTTCAGTCAGTGTA